CTCCTACGACAATTTCAAGGGCTCAGTGCGAGAGCACGCGCGGCATGACGCCTACCTGCGCTGCTGGGAGGCCATGCACGGACTGCAGCAGCGCTTGACGCGGGCCGCCCATACCTGACACTACGACCTCCTCCGTGTGACCTGCCCCGGCCGTTGCGCCGGGGCTTTTTTTTGGCCCTCAGGGAACGTCGTAGCGCCTCTGATTGAAATCAAAAATTGCATCGACATCGCCCGGCGTTCCGATCTCGTCGTGATACCGCGACTTGCCGACACGGATCTGCGTCACGGTCGGAAGCCTATGCACGATGACGCCGAGGTCGGCCTTGTTATACCAGTGGGCACTGTCGCTGATGTCGTACAGCGTCGGCATGCGATACTCGCCCGTCGAAGGATCTTTCTGCTGCTTCGCCGGGTGCGCGACGACGATGAGATGCACGCACATCGTGCGCGCGAAACGCTTGAGCGTCTTGATCGCGCGGCCCACATACTCCGTCTGAGTCTCGTCCTTGCGTCGCGCGTGATCGAGTTCATTCCACGGGTCTATCACGACGACTTTCGCGCCGTGCTGCACGACCGCCGCTTCGAGCTTGTCGAGCATCCAGTCGAGCGTGACGTCGTCGTCCTCACCGGGCACGACGAAGGAGAACTGCCTGTCGATCCATGCGTCGGCGTCGCGGATCTCACGCGAGTCGCAATGCTGTACCGGCTTGCGGCAGTACCACGTGCGCAGGTTGCGCCTGTGATCGCGCTGCGGCGATTGCTCGAACGAGGCGAACGCCGTGACAAGCCCGTGCGCCTGCGCCAGCCGGCAACACACGTCGTTGACGAGCGACGACTTGCCGTGGCTGGGAATGCCCGTCCAGACCGCGAAATCGCCGAGGCGAGCCTTGTAATGGTCCCTCAGCTTCGGGATGCCGATATCGTAGATCGGCGCGTCCGGAACAGGCGGAAGCTCAGACATGCGGAACACGCCGTCGACTTTCAGGTACTGCGCCCGCGTGATCGTCGCCCTGATACCGGGCGGGCCGTAATGCTGGAGGACCTCGTTGAGATCCTTCAGCCTCGCATCGCCCTCGCCGTGCTTCGGGTACGTCAGGAATTTACATCGATAGCGGCCGAGCCTGAGACTCAGGTCGTGCAGTAGCTGCGCACCGGGCGCGTCGTTATCGACCGCGAGAATGATCTCCCTGCAGCGTTCGAGCGATAGCAGCGGCCTGATGTCGTCGATCCATCGATAGCGCGCCGAGTCGTCATTCGCGCCCGGCGCTGGCGCTCCGCCCGGCACGCTGATGACGCGCTGATAGCCCGCGCAGATCGCGGCGAGCGCGTCCATCTCGCCCTCCGTGATGATGAGCGGCTGATCGCACAGCGTGTCGTCTCGCAGGCAATCCTCATTCCACGGGCATTGCACGCCACCTGCGGTCTGCCAGAATTTTTTCTTGCCGCCGAACGTGCGGAACTTCACGTTGACCGTTGCGCCGTTGCGGACGAACGGTATCGCTACTGCGTCACCACCACCGCCTCGGGCGGGACTCCCGATCCCGTATCGCACGGCGGTTTCCGGGCAGAGCCCTCTCGCCTGCAGCGCCTCCACCGCCGCGTCCGTCAGTGCCGAAACCTCGCTCACTCGCTCCTCCCGTCCATCCGCAGTGATGGCAACGCCACACCGCCGCTCCTCGCTCCAATATCCCACCACTGATATTCGTCGGTCCTATCGCAACACTCAGGCATCGCTGCCTGCGATGCTCAGGCTTTCGCTGCGCGCTGCATCGCGGGCATGTCGTGTAGCGATTGCCCGGAACGTCGTCGCGCAGCGTGATGCCCACCTCACGCAGCTTTTCGATAATCACCTCACCCTCCGGCTACCGATGGCATTTTGTTTTGTGGCCTATCGCTCCACCTGACAAGCGGAGCCTCAGTCTGAGGGTCGGCAAATCGGCCCTGATTGAGCCACGTCGCCGGGTGCGGGCAGTAGGTCAGATCGCGTCCAGTCATCTCGGCTGCGAGGCGCACGGCGGCTGTCTGGATCAGCTCGACGGCTCCGACACCGTGGCGCTTCTTCGCAGCGCGCCATGCCGTCAGCGCCGCGTCTTTGCCGACCTTACGCGGATAGGCGGCCCAGAACGCGAGGAACGCGTCGGAGTATCGACTAGGCTTCGCGGCGATTTTTTCAGGAGACGCTCCGTCGACTTCGTCGACGGATATATTCTTATTCTCCTCTCTCTGTCCCTGTCCCTGTCCCTGTCCTATTAAAGAGCGCACGCCACCGTCACCTGCTACAGTAGTGTGATCCTCACGTGCTGTGTCAGCGTGATGAGTCACGTGCGTGTCACGTGATTGTTCGGTATCATCACCAGCCCGCCGACGGCTGCGATAGCTTTTCATTCGCTCCGCGTGCGACAGGCGAGCCGCCGCCATCGACTCCTTCCGCTGCCACGCGTCCAGCGCTTTTTCCGCAATAACAGGATGATAGTGCCGACCATCACTCGCAAGAACGAAACCACGCAGGGCCACCGTCCTGACGGCCTGCCATGCCGCCAGCGCTGCATCTCCGCGCCCGTATCCCGCGAGATTGGCGAGGATCGCGTCGTCGTCGGGCAGGCTCGCGGCAGGAATCTGATGCCATGACGCACACCACAAAAGCACAGCCGCGCGGAACGCATCGCTCGACGACGTCGCGGCGAGGTCGCTGTCGCGCAATCGACGGACGTCGAGCGGCATGAACGGGAAGTCGCGCAAATCGACGTGCGCGGCGACAAGCGGCGGCGTCGTTTTTCGCGTGCCTGCACGCGTATCCGCTACGCGCATGTCACGTGATGCGTCACGTGATGCGCTCGGTGATATATCGGTATCTCTCACACTGGCCTCCTTGAGTATCAACGACGTGACGCATGTCGCGGACGCACGCGCGTGTCCAGCGGCTAAATCAGTCTGCTCAGGAAATCTCTGCTACCTCGATCCCGTGCAGCGCTTGGAGCAGCTTGATCTTGAGCTTGTAAACCGGGGTCCGGCTCGCCGGGCTCTTGACGTCCTCGACCACGGTCTTGCCGGCGCGGACGTAGCGAAAGTCGGCGACGTAAGTCGCGATGCGCTCGCCAGCGACGATGAGCGGGTATCGCGGCTGCAATTCAAGGTCGGTGATGTCGCCGACTTTTGCGAGGAGCAGCAGCTCGCTGTAGCGCCGCGCCTCCGCCTTCGAGGCGAAGCGCACACCATCGAGAACGACCGGCTGATTACCGTATTTCCCGCGCTGCCCTGTCCGACCGAACCGCATCTCTCACCGACAAAACGAGGAGAATAGTCATGGCACGAGGAAAGCCGTCCCGCCAGAAGGTTGGCGCAAGTGAGACTCCCCGTGATAATTTGTTGCGCGTGATGCAGGAGCGTGGCCTTAAAGCTCATCCGTGGGCAAAGGCCGCCGGATTGCGGAGCAGCACGATCTACAACTTTCTTGCCGGCACAACGCAGTCTCTCAGCGCTGATACTCTGAGCAGATTGGCTGCCGTCGCCGGCGTCAGCGTCGACGAGCTGCTCGGGTCCGCCGCACCTGCCAAGCCAAAACAGACCGTAAAGGTCGAGGGGGTCGTCGGCGTGTACGGACGTATCTATCAGGCAGAGAGCGAGCAGGATGCGATTGATCGACCGCCCGGCATTGCGCCGGACGCCGACGTCGCAGCGGTGCGAGTCGACGGAGACGGCCTGCATCCGATACCAGCAGGCTGGCACGTGGTGTATGAGCGCGAGCCGCGTGATCCGGAAACGCTGCTGCGCAAGCTCGCAGTCGTGCTGCCCGCCGGCGCGACACATGCAGTCGTCCGCGAGATCCGCAGAGGCTCGACAGCGGGCCTCTACACGCTGATCGGTTGGTCCACAGCGCCAGCCGAGGACGTTGAGATCACGCGCGCTCACGCTATCGTCGCCATAGTCCAGCCCCTCACCGCTTCCGGCGGATGATAACAGACTGAGAAATAGTATCGTCGCGCTGATAGGCTTGTTGCAAAAACTATCAGCGTCCTGATAGTGTCCTCCCCGCTGCACATGACGCAGCAATGGAGGACACATGGGTGCGGTAGCAATAAAGGACGAAGCGACATGGCTGTCTCTGCGAGACAGCTACGTCGGCGGCTCGGAAATCGCGAGCCTGTTTTATCAGTGGCAATACGCTGACGGCAGCGTCGCCGTCCATCATCTCTACGAGACGCCCGAGGACGCATCAGCGCGCCTCATCGGGTGCCTGAGCAATTTCCGGTCTGGATACCGGCTCTGGATGGAGAAGGCGGGCCGTCTGCCGCCCGAGGATCTGAGCGAGGTCGACCGCGTTCGCGCGGGTCAGTTTCTGGAGCCTGCAATCGCCGAGTGGGCTCGGTCCAAGTGGGCCGACTGGGGCGGATCGATCCGCAAGGTGCGTCGGTATATGACGCACCCGACCGTCGACGGTTGGGGCGCGAGCCTCGACTACGAAATCGTCGCCACCGGCATGCCGCCGGTCGAAATCAAAACAGCCGACGCTCACTACGTGCGCGACGCATGGACGGTCGATGGCGATGAGATCGTCATGCCTCCCCTGCCCTACGTGCTGCAGCTACAGCATCAGATGGGCGCAGTCGACGCGCCTCACGGCTGGATCGTCGCGCTGGTCGGCGGCAATCAACTGATGCGCGGAAAGATCGCGCGGCACGAGCCGACGCAGCAGCGGATCGCTGATGCGATCTCCGCTTTCTGGCGCGGCGTGCGCGAGGGCGTCGAGCCGACATGGCTCGCCGAGTACGAAACGACTGCAAAGGTCTACGCCTACGGCGACAAGGCGGCGGCTGCAGATCTCACTGCGGACGCAGAGATGCCCGCGCTCTGCGAGCGCTATCTGGAGCGCAAGGCAGCGCTCGTCGAGCTTGAGACCGAGGTCGAGGGTATCAAGGGGCAGATAGCGTCTCGACTTGGCGAGGCCACTAAAGCTACGACGACGGGCTACCGGCTCTCATGGCCGGTGATGACACGAGAAGAAAAGATCATTCCGGAGCGCATTCAGAAAGCGCTGACCTACCGGGGCGGTCTCACGATCAAACGGGAGGCATGAACATGACGAATATCACGAGCATTGAGAAGCGAGCGTCGCTCACCGCCGGCAACGCAGTGGCGGCGATTGTGCCGGGCAGTATCGAGGAGGTGTTCCGCCTCGCGAAAGCCATCGCGGCTGCGGGGTGGGCTCCCAAGTCGTACCTCGTCGACACGCGCAACGCTGGGGCGGGATACGACGAGTCGAAAATCACGGTCGGCATCATCCACGGCCTCGAACTCGGCCTCACGCCCATCGCGGCCCTGCAAAGCATCGCCGTCATCAACGGCTCGCCGAGTGTGTGGGGCGATGGAGCGCTCGCCATCGTGCAGGCGTCCGGCCTGCTGGAGGACATGCGTGAGGAGCCCATCGACGAGGGCAAGGGGGTCGTCGGCTATCGCTGCACGATGCGCCGGCGCGGAGTCAAAACGGAGTTCGCGCAGACATTCACGCTCGCCGATGCGGATCGCGCTGGCCTGCTCGGCAAGGCCGGACCGTGGCAGCAGTATCGCAACCGCATGCTTCAGATGAGGGCTCGCGCGTGGGTGCTGCGCGCCGGCTTCGCTGACGTGCTGCGCGGTCTGTCCATCGCAGAGGAGCAGATGGACATCATCGATGTCACACCCAGCGAGGCCGCGCCTGTCGCGGCGATTGAGCCGCCACGCAAGCGCAAGTCCGCAAAGGCCGCGCTCGATGCGTTCGCCTCGCGCCCGACCACTCCCACCCCGCCACCGGCGGAAATAGCAGCAGAGGTAGTAGCACTCGATGACAACGATCCCGACATCCAAGGGTGATCTTGAGGCCGCGCTAGGAGCGCAATTCCGCGACACGCGCCGCGCTAATCAGGTCTGGTTGCGCGACCTGAGCAAAAAGCTCGGCGTGTCGGTCAACACGGTGCGCTGGCATGAGGCCGGCGCGCGCATGATGCGGACGGACCTGATCGTCCGCGCCGCTGAAATTATCGGCGTTCCAGCCTCCGAGCTGGTCGTGCTCAAGCGCGAGCCGGATACGCAAGAAAAGGAACAAGACGATGCCAGCACGTAAGACGCACGACCTGACGATCAAGACGGGCGAATACACCGACAAGACCGGAGCGACGCGCGCCCGCACGCGAAACGTCGGAGCGCTGTATCAGCGCGATGACGGAAGCGTGTTCGTCGCGCTCGACTCGCTGATCGTGACGATGGAGGCGCAGTATCTGGCGAACCCGGATCGCGCAGATCGCGTGATGATCTCGGCCTACGCGCCGCGAGACGAAAAGCCTGCCGCGCCAGCGCCTGCCCCCGCGCAGAACGCTCGACCCGCTGCAGAGCGCCCGGCCGCTCCGGCCAAGCCTGCGCCCCGCGTCGACTTCGACGACGAGATCCCTTTTTAGGAGTGACGCGATGGACACGACTGCCGCGCTGATGCGCGACTTCGGGATGCAGCAGGTTCAGCAGCATCAAACGACCGAGTGGCGAGTCGCATACAACGACGCGATCACCGCGTGGTTCGAGTCTCTGCCTGCTGGGTCTGAGTTTATCGGCGAGGAGATGCGGCAGGCGGTCGAGCCGATCACCGGGCAACCGACGCACGTCAATGCGTGGGGCGCGATGGCGGGCAGCGCTTTGCGGCGCTGGACAAAGACTGAGCGCGTCGCGCTGGTCGGAGTTCGTCGCGCTACCGTGACATCGTCGCACGCTCGTCTGTACCCGCTGTATCGGAAAAACAGATGAGCGCGTTTTTCTGGTTTCTCCTCGGAACGTGGATCGGAGCGGCCGTCGGCGTTTTCACCGTCGCGCTCTTTGTAATTGGGAAAGGAAAAGACACGTGAGTTATCTCATATTCACCGATCAAGCCTCGTGGATGCGCTACTGCGAGCAGCATCCCGGCGCAGAGACAGCGGCCCTCTATCGACGGCTCGTCGACGAGGAGATCGCGGAACTGCGCGAGGCATACGACGCTCATATGCGCGCTGGCGATATCAGCACGCTGACAGAGGTCGCGGACGCCTGCATCGACTCGATCTACGTCATCGTCGGCCTGATGCACGCGCTCGATCTCGACCCGCAGTCTCTATGGGATGAGGTCCACCGCTCGAATATCGCCAAGATCCGCCATCCCTGCACGAGCTGCGGAGCGACGGGGGTCATCGCGATGGACGGCGAAGAAGCGCCCTGCCCGACCTGCAAAGGGCAAGGCCACGTCTACGAGGTGCGCCGTCGCGATGACGGCAAGGTGCTGAAACCGGACGGCTGGCAACCGCCATCGCTGTACCCGCTTGTCGAGGCGCAGACGAGCACAGGAAACGCGCGGTGATATTCGCCAAGCGGCTGAAGGAGAAAGTCATGACCGATTGGGCAGACGCGGCGATCCGCGCCATGCAGCACCTCACCGAATACGTCACCGTCTGGAAGCAGCGAGCCGAGGCGGCAGAGGCCACCGTGCGCGAGCAGAAGGTCCGGCTTCGTCAGTGCATCGAGGCGCGTGACCGCGCTCTATCGCGCGTCGAGGCGCTTGAGCGCGAACTGGAAGCGGCCGTCGAGCTTACTGAGAAAGCGACGGCGGCGGTCCAGCACGAACTCGACGAAATCCGAAAAACAACCGCCAGCGTCCTGCGTGTCGCTCGCGTGCAGAAAGCATAGGAGACACCCGTGAAATACATGCTGATCGCCGTATTTGGTTTTCTCGTGCTGGCGCTCGCGATAGCGCTTTTCGGTCCGCGCGACCCGTACATGGTGGCGTGGCAGGAGTGCATGCGTCCGGATCGTCTTGAGTCCGGCGGCTATATCGCGACGAGCGCGGAATACCGGATGCGCTGCCTCGAAAAGGCGCGGCGCAAGTACGCAAAGGACTCGCAGTGATGCGCGTGACGGTTCAGCGGGCCGCCGAAATGCTCGGCGTGTCAGACCGGACCGTGCTGCGCCTGATCGCATGCAGGCAGATACCGGCGGCGGCTCAATTCGGCCGCCGCTGGACTATCGACGAGGCGGCGCTGCGGGAGTGGATCTCAACGAGGGAGGGCGGGATGTGCGAGGCAATATCTACCGACGAGGGGCGACGTGGTGGGCGCGAGTCTGGGTGCGAGGCGTTGAGCACCGCCGCAGCCTACGGACAACTGATGAAGCGGAAGCGCGAGCGGCAGTCGAGCGCTGGCGCGAGGAGCTAGAGGCCGGGGTCACGTCGCAGCGGCTGACGTGGCAGCAGGCGGTCGTACACTGGTCGACCATGCTGGCCGGCGACGCGTCGATCCGACCGTCGACCCGGGAGCGCTATATCACGAGCCTGAGACGGCTTGAGTCGACCTTCGGGCGGCTGTTTGTCGACGAGATCAACCGCAAGAGCATCGGCCAGTACGTGGCCACCCGGCGCAAGAGCGTCACGAACGCGACGATCCGGCGCGACCTGAGTGCGCTGAGTTCGGTCTTTCGGGCCTGCGCGGCGCTGGGTCTGGTCGACGCCAATCCCGCCCGGGAGTGGGATCGGAGCGTGATCCGGCAGCGCAAGCGGGAGCTGTACGTCCCGACGGTCGAGGAGATCGAGCTAGTGGCCTCTGCGGCCCCACAGTGGCTCGCTGGGCTGATCCGCTTCGCCGCCTATACCGGGTGCCGCCAGAGCGAGGCTGTGGGCCTCACGTGGCGCTACGTGCGCCTCGACAGGGGGGAGGCTACCCTGCACAAGACGAAGGCGGGACGCGCACGGGTGATCGCCCTGCGCTCACCGGGAGGGGATGCCACCGGCACACTCACCGGCACACCCCGGCACATCCGGAGCGAGGTCGTTTTCTGGCGCGACGACGGCCGGGCGGTGACGTCGATCAAGAGCAAGTGGAGGGATCTGATCGCGCGGGTCTGCCGCGCAAACCCGGACCTGAAGCGCTTTCGCTTTCACGCCATGCGCCACGCGTTCGCCATCCGATGGCTTGAGTCCGGGGGTGACATTTACCGGCTGAGTCGGCACCTCGGGCACACCAGCGTCGCCACGACGGAGATCTATCTCCAGTGGGTCCGGCAGGCCGACCGGCACACTGACCGGCACACCGCCCCCGGATCTGAAGAAAAGCGCGTCGCCGGGGACGGCTGAAAGCTGCGGCGGATCAACGACCTGTGCGATACTCGCGCCCCGCGCCGGGATGGCGGAACTGGTAGACGCACCGGACTCAAAATTTCCTCGCGGGCGGGCTCTGGTGAGCGCCAGAGAGCACCGGGAGGGCGCGAGGTCCGCAGGATCAAAGGCTTGCGCGCGTCGTGCTGGCGCGGCGGTGGCGACGCTGGCGTCTCTGGAGTCAGATCAGACTGCGCCGCCACCGGCACAGGCCGGCACAACGAAAAAGGGCTCCGCGAGGAGCCCTTTCTGCAGTTGTAACTGAATGCCTTACGCCGCGATCTTGACTGCCGCCGGTGTCTGCAAGTGGAAGCCCTCCATTGCTCGCTGGCGGATCAGGTTAGCGACCTCCGGGCTGACTCCGACAAGCAACCGCTCAGGGCTGCGGGGATACACCTCGGTCGCCTCGACGCCCTCAAGCACCCAGTCGCCCTTACGCCGGCGCAGCGTGATCGTCGTCGATTTTGCGGCGTATTTGTACGCTTTGGCGCTCGGCCCCGCCGGCGTGAATCGCACCGTGACACCGACCCGCTGGGATTTAGCGACGCCGCGCTTATCGAGCAGCGCCTCGGCGCGCTTAATCACGTCGGTGACCTCGCCGTAGCTCGTCACCGTGTGCGAGGTGGCGCGGCCGTTGACCTCAGCGAGGGCTGCCTCGACCTTGCTTTTGAAATCATGCAGCAGCGCGTGATTTGAGTCGATTAGGGCAGATATTTCCGCCGCCCTGACCCACTCTACACCCGGGTTCTGCCGATCCCACACGTCCTTGTGTGCTATCGCAACCGACTGAAATTCGCGGCTCTTTTGATAGGCGTCCGTCGTAACGATTACCGGCTTTTTCATTTTTTTTCTCCGTATGCGATCAGCGCGAACTCCAGAGCGGCAGCCCGGATCAGAGCCGCCTCGAATTTCCGAGGCCGCGAGCCGTGGACCGTCAGGCGCTTGTACTCAAACTCACTCTTGACCTCGAAGATGTCCCAAGCGTGGGCGCGCTCGCCGTCGATCATCACCATGATGTCGCCGCGCCGGTACTGCCAGCCGTTGATCGTTTTGACCTCAGTGAAGCCGTGCTTGGTAGCAATTTCCGTCGAAGGGTACTGAGCGAGGGCCATCTTTTTCTCCGTTTTGCTGGCGGCGTCGCCGCTCTGTCTATGCAACCGGGATATCACAACGGTGATACTCCGCAAGTGGGAAAATGCGATCCGCGAAGATTTTTTCAGACCGATTTTTCTGTTGCCCGGGAGCCCGGCCTCAGGCTGGAGTGAGGCGTCAAAAACAGGAGGACGCTATGCTCAATCTCGCCGCCCGCCCGCCCGGGCCGTTTCGGATCTCGTGGGAACTAGACGGCCAGCTCAACGGCCTCGTCCGCACGTTTGAGTCGCTGCGCGAGGCGATCCGCACGGCCTACGACACAGCGGTCGCTATGGGTCCGACGATCCCGGCCGGCGCGCACTGGACGGGCTGTCGCGTCGAGAGCCTCGACTCAGGAGAGCTGGTCGCCCTGATCGGCTGGGAGCGGGAGCCTCAGCAGTGACAGAGGCTGACAGACAGACGGTGGAGGGCTGGCTCAAACAGCAGAGCACCGACGAAATCAATAAGTTGCTGAATACCCGCAGCGCGGCCCCGGGGTCTGATCTGGACAGGCTGGCGCGATATGAGCTGGCGCGGCGCTCCCGCAAGCCAAAGCCAAAGCCGGTCCGGTGAGCGAGATCCCTCTGCTCGTGCCTGAGCGTCTCGGAAAGCGTTTTCGGCGCGCGGATAAAGCCGGTCACTTCGCGAGCCGCGCGGATCTTGAAAGCGCCGTCTGGCGTGTGCGTGCGATGACGCGACTGACGACGGCGGCTATCGCCCGGGCGGTCGGCGTCACGCCCTACACGGTCGAGCGCATACTGGCCGACGCGTCGACCAGACCGAGAGATCTGATCGGCTACGTGTCGATTATCTGATCAGCGCTGCGTTGCCGTTATGGCGTCGCGCCACGCTCGCACCGTTTCGCGATGGCGAGCCCGGCACGCCTCGTAGCGCATCACCGAGTCGGCCTCCCACTGCAGCCGCTCAGGATCGACGAGCGGATCGGGAGGCGTCTGGAGCGCAGGACACTCAGTCGCCAGCGCCGCCGGCGGGAGCGGCATCTCCGTCCGCGCCGAGATCAATGAGCAGCCGGCGGCCAGCATCAGGGACGGCACACTCAGCAGCAGGCGTAGGCACATCGCGATATATCTCCCTGATCGTCCGTTCAACGGATGGCCTCTGCGCGTCGATCTGAGCGCGCAGGGCTTCATATCTCTCGCCCGCCGCTAGGATGGCCTCCGTGGCCCTCTGCTGCGCCTCACGGGCCGCCTGAAGGCTCTGAAGGGCCTGCCGCTGCGCCGCCCCATCGCGGACGCTGTAGCCCCACCAGAAGCCGCCCCCGGCGCTGGCGGCCAAGGCCACCAGCACCGAGAGCAACGTCCACTCCCATCGGATCACTCCGCAGGGCCTTTTTCCGCCATGACGACGGCGACCACCGAGAAGATGCCGACGAGAGCCGCCGACACCGCCGCGAACAGGGGCTGTGACACCCCGAGCGCCGCCGCGAGTCCGGCGAAACCGGCCCACGTCGACGGCTCCTTACCGCGCTTGATCATCCATTCAACCATTGGTCGTCTCCTTCTGCTGCTGCACTAAACCGCCGATGAGCGCGTCGACAGACCGGATCAGCTCCGGAATGCTCGTCGCATTCATGATCAACTCGTCCTCCTCGATACGTCGGCCCGCGCGCTCGCTCGCATGCTGGTCGATCATCAGACCCGGACGATGCACGCGCCACACCACGCCGCCGAGTGCGCGTATCGCGTCCGCCTCATTTGAAAAGCGCACGTCGTCGGCGACGATGTTGCCGCCCATCGCAGCGGCGTCACGCGTCCACACCCTCGACCAGACGTCCGGCCCCACCATGCGCCGGCCCCATTCCGTACCGAGCGTCTGCATCAGGTAGCGCGGCGTGCGCGAGCCGAGCACAGGGTCGACTCGCTGCTTGTGGTCGCCGTCGAGCTGCTCATCTGTGAGCCCGAGTCCCGCCTTGAGCATCCGCTTGAGCGGCGCGGCGAATGCGAGCCGTCGATATCCCGCCACCTCGACGAGATGTCGGGCGACGATGGTCTTGCCGCTTCCGGCGACGCCGACGATGCCGATGATCATGCTCACTCCGTTGACACCAGCCCGAGGGTGTTCTGGTCGACGTTCGTGTTTTTGTTCCATGCCGAGAAACGCAGCTTGTACTGACGGGTCTGTGTCGTCTGCACGTTGTCCGTGTAGGTCGCCGACCAGCTTGCATACTGGTTGTAATAACCCGGCGCGGAGTCCGCAGGCACTGGCGGTTCGGCCGCATAGGTTCCTGTGACGCTATAGCTCGCGACGTTGCTGTAGCTGCCCCCCGCAAGTGAGCGGTCGAGCTGGATCGTGAAAGTCGAGTTGTTCTTGGTCGTATTGTTATAGTCGGTCAGACCCTGCGACGTACCCGGGAAGTCAGACGTTCCGACGAAGTACAAGCTCGACGTGATCGTGATAATTCCGCCGTTCGACGAGAACGGCCCGAGGATCGCCTCATTCAGGTTCGTCAGGTTAGTGCCCTGCGTGCTGTTCTTCAGGACGCCGGAGAGCAGCGAACCGCCGAAATACGCGGAGCCGTTTGTCTTGAGATAGTAGACCGCATTCGTCTCGGTGCAGTTGTTCAGGTTGGCCTGATAAGGCCCGTACCACTCGATGAACTGACTCGACGATCCGAACGGCGCGCCCGTGACTTTCATGTAGCCGCCGACATTCGTGATCGTGCGCCCGTTGGACACGTCGACTCGGAACGTGTCGTCTGTGTTGCGGATGACGCCCGCCGTCAGCGTTCCGACGTTCGCCGATATTGCAGACAGACTTGTAACATCGATCTTCCCCGCCTTGACCGCTCCCGCGAATATCTTGTCGGTCGTTATCGCGCCGTCTTTGATGAGCGTCGCGGGGACCATCTCTTCGATACGAATGTCCTGTATCTCGTGGATCGCAGTGCCGCCGCCGTATGAGAGGATGAAAAGAGGCGTCATCGTCCGCGCGTTCGTCGGGATCGTTTTCGCCGTTCCCGCACCGAACGTCCCGACATACTCGGTGAACGTACCGGGCGGCGTGACGTTAGAGGCCGCGTAGTACCACTGAGACCCGTCGCCCGCGATATTCGCGTTTGCGCTGTCCCAGAGAGCGACGCCCATGTACGCGGTCGACCCGCTGCCGCTTACGGTGCGAATGAGAGCGCGAACGCGATAGGTTTTGTTCGGATCGACGGGAACACGCTTCGTCTCGTGCATCCACGCCTGAGTCCCGGCCGCCGGAGAGCGCGCCACCGTGTTCCCGACCCGCCCATCCGAGACGGTCGCGAACGTGGCGGTTCCGCTGTAGGTCGTCCACGCGGTTGCATCAGCGAGTCCCGCGTCGACGTTGAGCGCTGCGCCCGGGGCGACGATGGCGAGCTTCGCGGCAGTCACGCTGTTCGAGAGGATCTTGTCTGCAGTCACCGCGTTCGTTGCGATCTTGTCCGCCTCGACGGCGTTGTTCGCAAGCTGTAGCGGCGTCACGATATTGTTCGAGAGCTGCGCCGTCACAAGCTGGCCGCTGACATCGCCGGCCGCGATATCGCGCACCCATGCGCTGCCGTTGTAGCGGTAGAGCTTGTCGTCGGTCGTCAGAAAGACGATGCGGCCCTCGAACAGGTTTGTCGACGGAAGAGCGCCGACGATCTCGAAGCCCGTTCGCACCTTCGAGATTGCGAACGTGCGCACGTAGTTGACCGAGTTGTAGGTCGTCGTGATGGTCAGCGACGCCGAGTCCGCGCTCATCGCGGTCACCTGATAGTACCCGCGAGGCTGCCCATTGACCGGCGTATTGTCCGCCGTGTTGATCGTCCCGGTGCAATTGACGGTCGAGGCCGCGAATGTCGCCGAGCCTGTGACGTTCGTGCCTCCATCGAACACAGTGACCGTCCCGTTCGCGTCGGAGAACGATGGAACGGACCCGTCGGTGTAGGCGAAAACAGCGACAGCGGCCTTGCTGAGGTTCACGCCAATGGCGTTCGCGCCGTTCGTTCCGTTCGTGCCGTTGGTTCCGTTCGTTCCATTCGTGCCGTCCTGAGCGATCAGCGCCGCCGCTTGCCACTCTCCGGTTCCAATTGAGTCGGTTGCCCCCGTGCCGAGCGCGGTCGCCAGCGTCATCCAGCGATAGGCTCCGCCGGTCGTCGGCATCGTCTGGGTCCAGTTGTTCGTGAGTCCGGTCGCAGCGCCTGTCGCGAACGTGTAGGTCACGGCCGCATTCGGGAGCGCCGGAGCCGACGCGGACGTCGTGCGCTGGAACAGGTAGACAGTCGCCGCGTTGAGTCCGTCGGTTCCGTTGCTGCCGTTCTGCGCCAGCACCACCGCAGCGGCCCACTCACCCGGGGTGATGGTGTCCGTCGCGCCTGTCCCGCTCGCGGCGGCGGTCGTCACCCATATCGGGTTCGTCCCCGAAGGGATCGTCGACTGCCAGCTATTATTCAGGCCCGAAATGGATGCTGATGCGAAGGTGTACGTCGCATTGACTGAGGGCAGCGCTGGCGCGCTCGCTGCCCGCTGGTAGGCATACACCAGCGCCGCGTTCGAGCCCGCACCAGCGGCTCCGGCAAGGGCCTTGGCGAGCGAAAACGTCCGGGTGACTGTCTGCCCGTTGTAGACGGCCGTGATCACGAGCGTCGCCGTGTTGGCCGTCATAGCTGTGACGCGGTAATAGCCTTTAGGCTGCCCAGCGACCGGCGAATCCGTCGCGCTGTTGACCGTCCCCGTGCAGTTCGTCGCGCTCGCCGAGAGCGTTGCGCTCGCCGTGACGTCCTGATCTCCATCGAATACAAACGCCCGGCCGACCGCATCAGCAAACGACGCCACGACGCCTGCACTGTCCGCAGGGAGCGTGACCGAGTCATTGTTTAGGCTGAGGATCAGCGCCTTCGTATTCGCCGTCGCCGACACAACGGTCGTGAACGGGCTCTTGTTGCCATTCGTGTCGACCGCCTTGAGCCAGTAGTAGCGCGTCCCGTCGGATGCCGCGAGGCCGAGTCTGTCGTAGTTGGCAGCGCTAATCTGCGCG